TTAAATTATTGGTTAAATATGTCAAAAACTTTATCGAAAACCGAATGGTGGTTAATGGGTGACATCAACAAAGCTCTTAAAGAAAAGTTTCTCTGTTCAGCACAGTTTGCACAGGACATAGAGGCTATTGTCAAAGATGACAATCTAGGTTATATTGATGCTATAGTTGATTATTGTGAAAAAAATGCCATTGACGTTGAATCCGTTCCCAAACTCATTTCAAAACCACTCAAGGAGAAGTTGAAATGGGAAGCAACAGAACTCAACTTTCTAAAACGTACCTCAAGAGCAAAACTGCCCTTATGACTGGTTTTGATTGCTACAGAACTTATCTAGCATTCAAGAATCATTTTACGAAAGATAACTTTGATTATTTTAAATATGGTGGCAAAACAAATGCAACCACCACATCTTTTAATAAGAGAAAGGACAAATATTTTTTTGAAAAGATGTCTCGTCAAAAGAAAGACGAAGATATTGTAGATTATTTCACTGCTATTTTCTCTCAGTGTGATGACCCACAGAAGATGTGGATTGGAGAGATTATAGAGACAGGTGAGAATAAATATAACGACTGGCTTAAAAAGATTCAGAGTTTAAATTATCTTTTTAAACAGGAGATGACAAATGCTTGTGATGATAAAGAATTTAATTCTTTGTTTGAATGTAGTAATGGAAAGCACCCGATAATTATAAAGGAACATTTAAAGAAAAATATATCAACAGAGACGTTAGTAATACTTGATGGGTTGTTAGGATATAAAAAGGACTTTGATTCAAAACTTGATGACTTTGTGTGGAAAACCGTTAGTTTAAAACTTGACAAATACAAGCCGTTTTTGTTAAATAATATTAACATTAAAAAATACAAACAAACACTTAAGGAGATTGTTGTCAAATGACAGGTGACTTTTTTGAGTCAGATATGGTAAAAGAAAGTCTTGAAGACATTAAAAATCTTCAAGATATTATCACCGATTCTATTTTAGAAACTGCATTTTCTGCTGGTCTTGGTTATAATGACGAGGAAGAAGAACTTGAACAACTTGATTTAGTTGAAGAATTATTAGAGAAACAACAATTAATGTATGTCAGATGTAAACTCTCAGGAGATGAAGATGCGATGCTGGTTGCAGAGAATATGAGAGAGTCTTTAAGAAGAATGGGCATGACGAGAAATACTACTGTAGAACAGATGTTTGAGAATATGAAAGGTACAATAAGGAAGTTAAGAGAAACACTTGACAACTAAATAGTAATGTGTTATATTAATAATGTTGGACGCAACATGGGAGTGACTGAATAAACTTACTGGCAACTGCTGGTTAAGGTGATGAGACACAGGTGGTGCTGCTTCGAGAGAAGAACCGACTCAACCAGTCGGGTCTCAGGCAATAACGTTTTTACTACTGTAGTAATGCCCGTTATTTGTTGGTACACAGGAATCCAACCTCCCTCTTTCTTTTATATTATTGTTATGCCTTTATTTTTGATAGTACTCGGAGCATCTGGTATCGGTGCTGCCATCGCACTCTACATCATGCGTAAATATGACGACCCTAATACATTATGAATCCTAAACTCAAACTCTTTGTCAAAGTTGGATTTCCTCTTGTCATTATCATACAACTGACTTCAGTTCTCTTCATGCTTGCTTATAATGGACGAGACAAAGCATTGTCTTGTAAGACACTCGGTGAGTACCTTGTATGTAAACAAGTTGAGATACCTAAAGGTGTCAAGTGAAGATATACTTTGATGGTTGTTCATGGACAATGGGAGCAGAATTAGAGAATCCAGAAGAAGAGAGATTCTCGAAGTTACTATGTGATGAGTTGGGGGCAGAAGAAACTAACGTAGCAAAAAGTGGTGGGTCAAATGATCGAATCGTCAGAAATCTTTTAGTTCGTAAGACTATTGAAGACTATGACTTGGCAGTGATACAGATGACCTTACCTACTCGCACTGAATATTATGATGACAAGTGGGTCAGAGTGAATCCACCTCATAATTTCAAAAAACCATTTTATCAACGTCAATCTATTACTAAGTGGGTAGATGAGGTAGGAATGAAACATGGTGATTTCTGGAAGTATTGGTATACGGACATTACAAATGTAAAATACTTTGAAACCATAGAGAAAATTCATTATCACACAATTCGGAACATTCGTAAGATACCTTTGATATTACTTACAAACAATCGGTGGACTAAACTTCCTTTCGATCTACAATTGGAAAATGGCACTCGTGATATGAAACATAGATATAATCACCCCAACAAAGAATATCATAAGTTGATAGCAAAACAAATTAGAGAGATTTACGATGATACTTTTTGATGGTTGTTCTTGGACTTTTGGATGTGAATTGGCAGAAGATGTCGAAAAGATAGAAGAACAAAGATGGTCAACTCTCGTATCAAATCATTTCAATACTGAGCACGTAAACCTCAGTCATTGGGGAAAATCTAATGATGGCATTCTTCGCACCACAATGCATCATTGTGAAAACCACAAAGTAGACCTTGCAGTCATTCAATTTACGAAGAATAATCGAAGAGAGATACTGAATGGAGATTCTTATTATCGTATGAAGCATGGTAAAGCTAACACATTGAAGGATCAGGCATGTCTCGATTATTACAAATATTTGAATACTCCAGAAGATAATGTTGCAAACTACTACAAGAATAAATTTTTACTTGAGCAATATTTCAAAGTTCACGAGATACCATACTTATTTGTCAAAATAAATCTTAAAACAACAAAATATTATTCAAGGAAACACTCTGAGACCGACTCGGTAAAACCATCTTCATGGCAAATGATGAGCGACCCTTCACCTGTGCCCTGTCTCTATGATGTTTTAGGTGGTTGGAATAATCCTCCTTACTACGATTATGAGACTTACAGAAAGCAAAAAGTAAAAAAGGAAGGAACTCACCCAAACGCAAAGGGTCATCGTAAGATAGCAGATTTCCTTATAGATAATATAGATCTTTCTTAAACATAATGCATAAAGACTTATTATTCGTTGGTGACTCTGTAACTTTTGGAATGGAGCTAGAACCGAATCATGAACAATTCAGATTTTCTCAATTAGTTGCAAAAGATAAGAATCTATCTTATTATAACAACTCAAAGAGTGGTGCATGTAATGACTGGATAGTCAAGACCGCTACTCAGTATTTTCTACAAGGTCATACCTGTGATACAGCAATCATTCAATTCTCAGCACCAGAGAGATGGTCATTCTTTGATGCAGGTAGAGGTTTTGCAAATATTGGTAATGCAACGACAACTAATAATCTTAGAACCAAGAGAATGAAATGGGCACATTTAGCATACTATCAACGAATCTATACAACAGAACTTGCACATGAGAACTATTGGAAGAATGTTTTCTTCATGGATGAGTATCTGAAAGATAAGTGTAAAACCATATATCTGACACTTGGAAATCCCGCAAATCAAACTTATACTGTAAAAGATGAAGTCATACCATATCATTATATGAAAAATGTAGAGATCGGAAGTGTCAAACAAATTGTAGGACAATCTAGACTGGTAGGACATCCTAGTAAAGAGGGACATCGCAAAATTGCAGATTACGTAATTTCTAAACTATGAAACCTCTGATGGTCTTTAGTTTCGGTGGTTGGAGTGCCTCTACACCACTATATGAAACTTTATGCCAAAACAAAGTGGTGCGTAGGAGCACAGTCAAAGAACCAAATATATTACCTGCAATCATATCAAAAAACTCTGATAGTATATCCGATAAGTATCAAGATTGTAAGAAGAAGAATAGAGAGGGTTGCGAAGTATTTCAGTGTACAAGTATCGATGATTATATTGAATGGTTACTGAAACATCATAACAATGAGTATCTGGGAGTCTCTGATGCCACTAATACTCACATCTTCTTTGATGTTCAAGATATTTCAACATTCGCTTTCAAGTTCAAAGAGGCATTTCAAGTCAAGATACTGATAATTTGCAGAGATCCTGTGAAAAGACTCTTCTCACATCTGAACTCAATACTCAATCCTGGTCACTCACTTGACAATCTAGGTCAGAATCAAAGACTTGAACTTGTGA